GCTGCCTCAAGAGATCAGGCTAGGTTGGTCTTTGATACCGCGAGGATCGCAGTCGAGCAGTCGCCGGTGCTGTCGCAGAAACTGCGGGTCTACCGCAACGCCATCGTTCGGGAGAGCACCCACGCCACCTACAAGTCGCTGTCGGCCGAGGCCGGATTGCAGCACGGGCTTTCGCCGCACGCCGTGGTTTTCGACGAGTTGCACGTCAGCAACCGTGAGATGTGGGAAGTCATGCTGTCGGGCCAGGGGGCGCGACGCAACCCGCTAACGGTGGCGTTGACCACGGCTGGGTATGACCGCAAGAGCGTCTGCTGGGAGGTGTGGAAGTACGCCGAAGCGGTGCGAGACGGTGCCATAAAAGACCCGACGTTCTTGCCGATGATCTTTGCGGCCGATGCGGCGGCGGACTGGAAGTCAGAGAAGGTCTGGGCCAAGGCGAACCCCAACCTCGGCGTGTCGGTGAAGCTCGACTTCCTGCGGAGCGAGTGTGCCAGGGCTGTCGAGATGCCCACGTATGAGAACACCTTCCGGCAGCTGTACTTGAACCAATGGACCGAGCAAGACACCCGCTGGCTGCGAATGGATCACTGGGCGCAGGGCAACGCAGCCTGCCCGGTGGATCTAAACGGCCGTCAGTGCTGGGCCGGCTTGGACTTGGCCACGACGTTCGACACCACGGCCTTGGTGCTGCTTTTCCCGCTGGACGATGGCACGTTTTGGGTCGAGCCGCATTTCTGGATTCCGAGCGACAACGCACACCAGCGGGAGCGGCGTGACAAGGTGCCCTACCTGACGTGGCAGCGGCAGGGGCATCTGGTCATGACCGACGGCAACGTCACGGACTTTGAGCACGTGCGGCGAGACATCGTAAACCTTGCCAGCAAGTACCGCATTCGAGGCATCGGGCTCGACCCTTGGAACTCGGCGCAACTCGGCCAGCAACTGCAAGGAGATGGCCTTGCCATGTCAGACTTCCGTCAGGGCTACGGCTCGCTGTCAGGGCCCAGCAAGCAGCTGGAGAACTGGGTGGTGGCCGGCAAGCTCAGGCACGGCGGCCATCCCGTGATGGCGTGGCAGGCGAGCAACGTGGCCATTCAGCAGGACTCGGCAGCCGGCAACATCAAGCCCAGCAAGGCAAAGAGCACTGAACGCATCGACGGCATCGTGAGTCTGGTCATGGCTATCGGCCTGTGGCAGACGGCAACCGCACCGCAACCTGAGCAGTCCTGGGACATCGTGGCCATATGATCGCTCAAGCCGAAGAGACGCCCGAGAAGGGCTACCGCATCATCGACCTGCGAAACGGCGGGTACAACGACGGGTGGAACGAATCGCCTGCTCGAGGCCCGGCCGGCATCCGCATTACGCCCGAGACGGCCCTGCAGTGCTCGGCTGTGCTGGCCTGCGTGCGGCTCATCGCTGAGAACGTCGCCACCGTTCCGCTGCACGTCTACCAGCGGTTGACCGAAGGTGGCAAGGAGCGAGCTCGCGACCTCCCGCTGTATCGCATCCTGAACCAGCAGCCTAACGGCTGGCTGACCAGCTTTGAGTTCCGCGAGATGCTGACGGCTCACTGCTTGCTCTACGGCAACGCCTACGCGGAGATCCGTAGCGGTGCGGCCGGTGCCGTGTCTGAGCTCTGGCCGCTGCACCCGTCACGGATGAAGGTCGAGCAGCTAGAGGACGGCACGCTGCGGTATTGCTACCGCGAGCAGAACGGCCGCGAGACTATCTACCGGCAAGATCAGATTTTTCACCTGCGGTGGCTGTCGAACGACGGCGTCATGGGCATGCTGCCGATCACGCTGTCGCGGGATGCCATCGCTCTTGCTCAAGCCCTTGAGACGCATGGCGGTAGTTATTTTGGCAACGCCTGCCGGCTGTCGGGACTGATGGAGAGCGACAACCCGATCACGGTGGAGACGGCCGAGCGGCTGCGTGAGCAGTTTGAAAGGATGCACCGCGGGGCAGACCGGGCTCATCGCACGGCCGTGTTGCCGCAGGGCGTGCATTGGAAGGACGTGCAGAGCACCAACGAGGCTTCGCAGTTTCTGGAGACACGGGCTTATCAGACGATTGAGATCTGCCGAGCCTATCGTGTTGACCCGTCGTACGTGCAGGACAAGACCAAGGTTGGCTACGCCTCGCAGGAACAGGCCGCCATCGACCTGGTGCAACAGACGCTGCTGCCGTGGTTCCGCCGCTGGGAGTCAGCGATTACCCGCGACTTGGTCGTGCGGGATGACGTGTACTTCGCCGAGTTCGACACGCGCGGCCTGCTGCGTGGCGACCTGGCGGCACAAGCTAACTGGCTGCAGACGATGCTGAATACGGGCATCTACTCAATCAACGAGTGCCGCGAAGTTCTGAACATGAACCCGATCGGCCCAGACGGCGACCAGCGGTACATGCAGATGAACCTGACGACAATGCAGGGCATCGCGGCGTCGGCGAGCGTGGGCAACGCTGGCGACCCGATGCCGGCCGACAACCTGCCCGTGTCCTACACCGACCAGCTGCTTGCGGGGCCCGGCCCGGCAAATGACACGCCCGTGAAGCCGGCCACGCCTCGGGCTCGACGCGCCTCGCGGAAGAAGAAGTAATGGCCGCCTATGACCACATCGACTTCAGTCCGCCCGCTGGCGTACGGGCCGAAGCGAAGCGCGGCCTGGAGTGGCGCGACGAGTTCAACCGTGGCGGCACGGCGGTCGGCGTTGCGCGAGCACGCGACCTGTCCAATGGCACAAACATCTCCCCAGACACCGCCCGACGCATGGCGAGCTACTTTGCTCGGCATGAGGTGGACAAGCAAGGAAAGGGCTTTCGCCCAGGCGAGGACGGCTTTCCAAGCGCCGGCCGTATCGCCTGGGCGCTTTAGCTTTGGGGCGGCGACCCCGGCCAAGCGTGGGCAAACAAACTAACCCGGCAGATGGATGCCGCAGATAGCAGGAGCACGACCATGAGCATGGAGCGTCGAGATGTACCGCTGCCGCTGACCGTCGAGACGCGAGAGGACGGCAAGCCCGTTATCCGCGGCATGGCAGCCCGCTACAACGTCCGCTCTGTGGATCTCGGCAACTTTACCGAGGAGATCCGCCCTGGTGCGTTCGACAAGGTAATGGCGGCTGAAGGCCGGAACGTCGTCGGGCTGTACAACCACGAGCAGAACTACGTGCTGGGCACCGAGCGGGCCGGCACGCTACGGCTCTTGGCACGTGACGACGGGCTAGGCTACGAGATCGACCCGCCGGCCAGCCGCCAAGACGTTATCGAGCTCATACAGCGTGGCGACGTGTGGGGCTCGTCATTCGCGTTCACGGTCGAGCGTGATGGCGACGAGTGGACGACCGACGAGAACGGTGGCCACCTGCGATACATTCGGGCCATCGGTGGGCTATATGACGTGGGGCCGGTGCTTACGCCCGCCTACCAAGACACGAGCGTGGCCGTTCGCTCGCTGGAAAAGCATCTGCAGACGCACCGACCGGCGCTGACGCTGCCGGCTCTTCGACGGGACGCGAAGACCGAAACGGCCATTCGTAGGTTTCTCAGGCAGCATGGCCACAAGGTCCGGTGACGTTTGCCCGCACTGCCGCAAGGCACGCCTCGGCGTGTACTCGCTGGCAGAAAAGGGTGGAGTGTGCACGCGGTATCTCCGCTGCCCGCATTGCCGGCAGACGGCAAAGCACGTCGTGAAGTCGTGCGAGATACGCCGCCGCTCGTTGCCTAGTTATGCAACAACCCGCGAGGCGTGAACTGCAAGGGTTCGCAGTGGCGGCCGTAGTGTGCAGGTAGGCAATCACGCCACCCGCACACAGGAGCCACACGCATGGCCGCCCGCGTCAAGGAACTGCTCGACGAACTCGCCTCTGTTCTCGCCGAAATGGGTGCCCTCGAGGACGAGGGTGCGGGCGAAGCCGAGACGGCGATGGACGGCGACGAGAAGCCGGCCGACGAGATGGAGCGTTCTGCGCTGGCGAAGGCTGAGGCCCGCCAGGCTCGCTACGACGACCTGCTCGCCAAGGCTGAGCGGATCAAGGCTGCCATCGCCAAGGCCGAGGCCACCGAGGCCCGAAAGAACGAACTGCTCAAGGTTCTCAACCGTGCTGCCCCCGTGGAGACGACGGAAATGGCCAAGCCCCGCATCGAGGCCGTGTCCTACCGTGGCTACAAGCCCGGCGTGTTTCAAACGCCCGAGGTCGCGCACCGCTGCGGCATGTGGCTCAAGTCGCTTAACGGCGACGTTCACGCCCGCCAGTGGTGCAGCGACAACCTCGGCATCGAGACTCGTGACCTTGGCGGCCAGGTCAACAGCCTCGGCGGTGCCTTGGTGTTTGAGGATTTCAGCAACAGCCTTATTCGCCTCGTTGAGACGTTCGGCGTGTCGATGACCCTCGCCCAGCGGGTTACGACCTCGTCAGATACCTTGCTGGTGCCAAAGCGTCTGTCGGGCGTCACCGGCTACTGGATCGGCGAGAACACGACCATCACGACCAGCGACCCCACCGCCACGATGGTGCAGCTGGTGCTGAAGAAGCTGGCCGCGTCGACTCGCGTCAGCAACGAGCTCTTGGCCGACAACGCCATCTCAGTGGCACAGTGGCTGGTGCAGGAGTACGGCACCACGATCAGCGGCACACTGGACGATGCCTTCTTCAACGGCACGGGCACGTCGTCCTACGGCGGCATTCGTGGCTTGGTGCAGATCGACGACGGCACGCACACCGCCTCGGTGGTGTCGGCGGCGAGCGGCAACACGACCATTGCGGCCCTCGATATCGA